CATTGCTGGCTTCGTACTTCTCGTCCCCTGCCCGCACCTTCAACTTAATTTTCATCGGAATGGCGTGTAATTCCTGTGAGTCATTGATGCGTAGCTGTCCAGTAGCGTGCATGATAGAGCTCAGAGTTTTGTAGGCGATTTCCTGTGCTGTGGGGTTGCTGTTTTGCAAATTCAGCCGTGCAAATACCTTGCGGCCATTAGCAAAGCCATCAAGAATTTTGAAAGATAATTGCAAGTAAGCACCTGTGCCATCTTTGGTTGCCTTCATTTCTGAGGCATCAATAGCGGCATTATACCAGCCAGCGGGTAACGCATCGTAACTTCCAAGCGTCTCGTGATTGGTTGCGTCAAATGTCAACTGGGACATAGTCAGACTCCTATAATTTTGTTGAACACATAGGTCAGGTTAGGAAATTCAACGGGGTCCAAGGAACCTGACCTGTCCTTAGCCTCGAACTGTAAGTCTGGTTGTGTTTGCAAGAAGCGATAGGAAACCCCTTGCGCGTCTTTGTTCACACCCAGCCTAAACACTTCATCAAAGAAGTATGGTAACTTCTGCCCTAATTTGCTTCCTGGCATACTCGGACCATACTTCACCACACCTGTGAGCTCCTCCTTGTAGCTTTCCATTTTTGCCGTCATGACAACGTTTTTGTTTGGCAAATCCCGAAACAATCGAATTAACGTCTCCATTTTCTCCAATAATTCCCCGTATGCTTGGCGCGGGTCTTTCACCTGCCGCTTGGCATTGTTAAGAACTACTTCTGCAATCTCTGAAAGGCTATCAAGCGCGATTGATTGAAAATTGGCCGCTTGCGGACTGGTAGTAAACCAGTTATAGGCTTCTGTTAAATCCTGCACTGTTTTTACTTCAATGACAGGTATATCATAACAGATACCTTGCGCATTTTCGCCAAACACTCGCGCAATATTTTGCGGGCGTAGGGATAACAGGCCGCTTTCTGCGCTGATAATTACGGGCGCGGGTAGGGTAGCGGATAACATGGTTTTCCCCATGCCAGCGGGTCCATAAACAAGGGCTTTAATGCCGCTGTTTGCAGACGCTTGTGATGTTGTCGTGAAATTCATTTAGCCTCCAAATCTGCCGCGTCGCGGAAGCCCAAAAAGGTCGGAAAGCGCGGCTTGTCTTTGATGCCTTTTGGAAAGAATTTGTATTTGATAGTTTTACCCACTAACAAATCCTGCCGCTCCCAGTAGAGTTTTCTTTCTTCATGCGTCATGTTGCCAGGACCTACTGTGATGTACTCACCCGTTTCAAGGTCGACGCATTTCATATTGCCAAGCATCCCTTTCGGAACTTTATTGGCTTGATGGCTACTGCGTTCAATATACCCAAGAGCGTTTATGGTTGCCTCGTTTTCATTGGACATAGCTTCTGTGAGTTCAATCACCTTAGCCTCTGCGTCCTCAAAAAGTTTTATGCGCAAAAGCCCTTGCTCTTTCAGCGTAGAGCGCCCGTATTTATACGGGGCAAAAGGTGAACGGATAATTGCGCCTTCGTACCCTTGTTCAAGGAACGTTGCCACAACATCGTCAAAATCTCGCATATTGTTGATTTCGTAAGAATCCACAACCTGTAAAAAGTTCTCGCTTCCTGGATATTGTCTGACAATACCTTGCACCCTATCTTTCAGCATCTCGTAGCGAAAAGAATACTTTTCCTTCTCGGCACCGCCACCAAAATAATCGAACAGGTTCCACATTATTTGCGGCTGCCCATCAATGGTTGATACTGCCGACGTTGTTTTACGGCAAACATCTGACGCTGTAACGTCTCCCACGGTGACTTCACCATCTAGGCCATGCAAGAATTCTTGCGAGAACATTTCTGTGATGAAACGGTTGCCAAAGGGTTTTAGACTGCGCCCCGTAAACCTACCCTCGTTATTGATAGCGCGGACGCCGTCAATTTTAGGTTGAAGCAATACGGGGAACAGTAGCTTTTCGCGTACCCAGTCTTTTGCTAGCATGGGTTTCATTTGAGTAGTTCCTCTAAGGCTTGTTTGGCTTCCGAGTCATCTATATCGTCCACATCAATACTATTTAACGCCGCTTGTAGATTGGCTATTGCCAAGTCAATGTGATTAGCGACGATAACAGACCGAATTTCATTAAATTCTTGGCCACGAATTCCTAAGTGGATACTAAGTTGCGTCAGTGTCATTCAGCACCTCCACAACGCCTGTTTCTAACGAAACCAGGATTGGTTCATAGTTTTTCTTCACACAACGTGCAAATTCCGCAAGTGCGGCTTCTTCTGTGCGGCAGGTCTTATAACCGCGCGTACCATAGGGTCCGATTGATACTGTGAAGGAAATTGGCAAAAGAATTAAATAAATGGAATTCATAGGCACAACAATTTCTTTATTGTACCACACTATTGTTCCGTCTGGTTTGGCGATAGACGGGCAATAAGGGCGCAACCGTTCGTCAGAAACGACGATTCCCCCTTGCTCGTTTATCAGTGTCGCATCACAAAGTTTAAGTTTCATCATTTCCTGCATCCGTCATAAATTTGCGTTCTGCCTTATCTGCACGTTCCTGTGCCTGTTTGTCGCTGTACCGTCCCTCACTGTACCGTTTAGACAGCTTTTCAGCGTTTACCTGCGCGCAATCGTCTAGCGTAAAGCCTAACACATTGGCAATTCCTGTGAGGTAAAAAAGCACGTCGCCAATTTCCTCAATAACATTTTCGACATCCAGCGGCTTATTGTACATGGTATGTTTTTTAATAGCATCCAGCAATTCGCCTGCTTCACCGCTGACGCCCATTGTCATGTGAATTAAATGGGCGGCGTGTGGGGTCATAGACCCCACAATTTCCGTTCCTGGTTTGCACAAACCACGGACAAAGTCTGCATAAGGTAATTGAGTCATTTTTTCCCCTTTTTGTTTTCCACGATTTCTAACGACGGCATACCGTCTTTAATCACAAGGCACTCGTCAAACAGCTTCCGCTGGTCATCCGACAAATTGCGATATGCCTTTAATTCCAGTTCCGGTTTCATGCGAACCAAGTCTTCCGGAGTTATACCTATATTACGGAAGCGTTCAACGTTAGCTTGAAACACACCGTAATCAAGTGTTCTGTTGACGACCCGTTTCCCTTTCAATAGGAAACCGTCTTGTAAATCGAATGTGTTTGTGCCTTCCTTGGCGTCCTCGAAGTAATACCCAAAGATTTTTTGTCTGAGTAAAGTTTCTTTATTTTTTAACTCAGAAATCTGTTTCTGCAACTCGTACCACTGCTCTAAGTCTTTCTTCGTGGCTTTGTTCTTCGGTATAGCGGCCATGTCAGATTCCTACCTTCTCAATGAATTTGTCAACTGCTTCTTCAACCTTGTGAGTAGCAAAGACGTAGAGGGAATAACCGCTGTTATGGTAAATACTAGCGTCCCAGCCTACCAAGATAGACGCTACTTCTTGGGTCTGGATATTTCCTTCGCTGTCGATATATTGTTGCCCCGCTGCGCGTACACAAAGCACCATTGCGCCCCCAGTACCCCGCATGGTCTGCACCAGTGCGTTATTGGTGCTTTTACCCTCGCGGGCGGCGGCCACGGCTTTTTGAACTGCCGCTATCATTTCAGGTTTATTGAACATTTTATGTCTCCGTTTTTGTGTTGGTGTGCGGCCATTATACACAACAACGCGAAGAAGGCTAGTTTCATTGCATTACATTTTGGTAACTTTCGTTGTCCTGCAAACTTCCGTGAGCTATTGGTTGCGAAAGGAAACCGCAGACATAATACGTCCCCTTCTTCCCGCGCGCCCGTTCTATTTCCTCGTTATCCAAAACTAACTCTTCGTCATCCTTGTACCATTCAAGAGGTTTGTTGTCATTGTGTTCACAGCAAGCAAATCTCACCGCTTCTAAATCTTCGCCGACGGCCACATAGCCACCCTTACGCGCCCCAGCGCCATTCTTCAAGAATAATGCAACGTATAAAATCACGTTTGTTCTCCTAATATATAATATGCGTCCCCTCTAATGCCAAGTTTAGCTTTCACATCATTAGGAACAATCTTTAAGAAACCAGTCGATATACAATCCATGATGGCGTTATCAACCAGACGTTTACTTTGCCCTGCAAATGCTGGCAAAGCATAGCAAGACTTGTTAATCCACATTCGCGGCACAATTCCCATCTCTTTGTATTTCTGGAATTGCAAATTCTTGGTTATGAACAATTCTTTGCATACATAGATAAGTTTTTGCACCCTAGAAGCGTCACTACGACCAATATCACCACTGCGCAAGCGTTCAAGGAATGTATCGACGTTTTTCATCACAAGGCTCTTCGCCCATTCCAAGTGCTCATTTGTAATTTTTGGGTAGAGGTGATTATCGCCAATAGCCAGCAACGCCGCTATTTTCATTACTTTGATGCCCGCGCGGTTCCAAATTTGGTGCACGGCATCCTCGTCGCTTTCGTTCATTTTTTCATCGCAGAAAGCATTAAACTTCTCAAATGCCTGCCTGTTCTCAAACTCTACCTTCACTGCATCGCACTCGTCCTGTTCACAACGGTTGAAGGCAGACACCGCTAAATTTACCAGTGTTT